TACCCGAGCGCCCGCTCCGATACGTCGCCGCCCAAAAACCCAAGAAGCGCGCGGCTCTCGTCCTCGAGCGCGACATAGAGCAAGAGCCGCGGGTCGACACCGATGCGACCCGCGAGGTGCACCGTGAAATCGTCGAGCGTACCCGCGTCGTGCGTCGGATACGGCACGAGCCGCTCTGCTTCCAGTTCGGCGACCAGATGCGCGAAGCCAATTCGAATCGCGGGAAGGTCGGCAAAGATGGCCCGGCGGACAATCATCCGATTTCGACCGCCTCGAGAAACCCGTTCCCGCTTTGACTCGTGCCCAGAACGGTCATATTCGCCCCGATGTACACCTGATACACATAGGTATGGGCACCCGCCGCCGCCGCGTAATCGAGGCAATTGATACCGGGAAGCGGTATGTATGTCCCTTGCGCGACTGACACTAAAAATCCGCGTTGTTGTATAACGACGGCCCCATCACGGAGCCAACGTTGATAGACGAGGCCGCCTGCTACACCGGGGCCCCCAACCGATAGATCGGTGTTGGCACAGAGCGACACGTAGCCGCCGCGGGTCGTAAGCGCGACGTTGCCTGCGTATTGCGTCCATACATTCCCCGTCGAGAGACTGAACGACGCCGGCGCGGGTACAGACACAGGGTTGCCGAATATCGCATTGACGGCGATTTGTCCGCGCAACACCGAACTATCGGCCAGCGTACAATATGTTTTCCCGTCGCTGCCATGAACGGAAAACAGTTTCGTGAAACTCGTACCCGGGGCCGGGGCATGAAATACCTGGAATTCGTCTATCGCGCTGTCATAGGCAATCCGAATCAACCATGTTGGGTCCGTATTGATGTATGCGATGGTAGACGGCTCATTGCCCTGCACCTCGGCATAGGCGATTGCTGCGAGCAGCGTCGCCCGATTCGCAATATTGATCCGACCGCCGTGCACGACACCTAGGGACGGGTTTGGATAGCTGCCGGTGAAATCACCACCCATCACCCCGCCACCAACCAGCTTACCCGCCGTGACGGCGCCATCGGCAATCTTCGGCGTAGTGACGGCGGCGTCGGCAAGGTCGACAGTCGCGACGCCACCGTCTTGCAGCTCGCGAGTGCCGACGGCACCCGGCGCGAGCTTGTCGCCCGTGATGACGCCGGGTTGAATATTGACCGAATCAACGCCTTGATTCCACGCCGCATAAATCAGGTCGAGGTCGGCGTCGACTTCCGCGGCGAGGATCTTCGTGTAGCCGGCGGCGACCTTGGCTTGATACGTGGTCGTGTTGCCCTGTTTGGGGGGGCGGTCAAGTTTCGCCATTAGCGGGTTTCTCTCGCCGACGGTTGCACGCGGAGTTCAAAATCGCGGAGGTCGACGCTAATCGGGTCGCTATGCGACAACGTCGCCTGAAACGCGCGGGCGCGGAGCTCGGGAACCGGCAGCTCCATCTCCTCGAGGTCGAGCCCCGAGATTGACCATTGCGCAACGTTCCAGTCGTCGATATCCCATTGCGCGCTTGGCGGCGCTTTGAACAGGAGCACGCCGGTCGTCGATACCGCCTCGTCGCCGGATATGCCAACGGTGACCGACGTATCGGCGCCCACGCGGGCAATGATCCGGGCACGCTTGGCGAGCTTGGGCACGAGCGGCGTCCCGTCGTCGAGGTATGCCGTAACGGCCCGCGAGACGATCGGGACGGGCGGGCTCCCGTCCTCGACATAGGTGCTTGCCTGGTCGAGCAAGAGGATTTGCCCGGCGCCGAGCGCCGCCCATTGTCGATCATCCTCGGCCGGGTGGTTCTGGTCGCGCACGGTCGCGCTATATTCGGGCGTCGTATGCGGCCCCCACCACGCGGGCGGGTCGCCGAGCCCGTGGCGCAAATCGAGCCACCATTGTTGACTCGGGAACGCGGCGCCCGGGGGCGTGATGGCGAGCTTGTAAAAGCCGCGGTGGAATACCGCAAACGACGAGCCGCGGGCGTCGGCGGGAATATTCCGAATTGCGCTTTCAATGGGCCACCCGATGTCGGTCGGCTCTTGCGTGCTCGGCTGCATCAAGTACACGCTGCGCTTGCCGCAAAAGATGACGCCCACAATCGTCGGCACGATCGTCCGGTCACTCGGGCATCCGATCTCCGCCGACACTTGCGCGAGGCTCGCGGTCGGATCGTCGGAGGATAGATCCCCCATCCACATCCACGACGAGACGGCGGTAAAGATGGCGAGCGGCGCGGTGGGTACCGCCACCGCCGAGCTTTGCGGCACGACGGCGAGCCCGGTCACCGTGTCGCCGAGGTCACGCGTGAGCGCCGTTGCCGGATAGAAGAGCGCCTGGTCGCGGTTTTGCTGCTCGAGCCCGGGCACGAGCACGCCGGTTGCCCATACCCGGTTCCCCTCGGCCCCCGGGCCGCCGGCCCCGTAGAGGCACCCGCGGTGCGCCGTAAGATGCGAGCCCCGGCGCTGCACGGTCGAGGGTATCGGGACGCTCGTGGTGTCCACGGTCGGATCGTCGTAGAGCGCGAAAATATCCGACGAGCCCGCGGCGACGCCCGACGGCAATTGGTCATGCGCGCCCTCGATCATCTGGTCGGCGCCGGCAACGAACAGATGCCAATTCTGCCCCGCCGTCAGGCCACCCGTCGGGGGCCGAAACTGTAAGCGTACACGGCTCGCGGCGGGCGTGTTGATGCTCCGCACGTTCGCAATGCTGACCCATCGTTGCGTCGTCGTATCCATGACCGCCCACCGGTACGAATAGGTCCCGGCGATCAGGTTCGAATTCGGATCGTCGAGCGTGGTTGCCGTCTGCCCCGTATCGTCTGCAAGCCCGAGCTGCACCACGTCTACGGCCGCGTCGCCGAGGTGCACGTACTTAATCGGGTCGGCGTCGTTGCCGATATACACCGTGTCGCCAATGGCGACGAATCCGTAGCGCTCCGAGTCGGTCGCAAACGTGCCATTGGCGACGGCGGCAAACACCCCGTCGTCGACCGACACAAAGAGCGTGTCGGGGCCGCTCGCCATGCACGCCATGGCGAAGAGGTAGCGGTGCCCGTCGGAGCCGAGGTTGAACCCGAGCCGGTCAATGTAATTGACGCTGCCCGGTATCGTTTGCCACACTTCCGAGCCCCGACGCTTGGTCAAGACATACGTCGGGTCGGGTACCCAATTATCGCACGCGACAAGAAACCCGGCCGGCACAAACGCCGGATCCATCGAAACGATTGTGCCGGTAAACCGCCGGACCGGAATCTTGTGCTCTCTATCGTCGGCGCCCGGCATCTACCACCCTTGGGGCCACCCGCCCGACCACCCACGCCACGGCGAGCGAAAGACTTGCGGGTCAAGCGGGATATCGCCACGCTGCGACCGGAGCGGCGCCGCGCCGCGGCGGATCGACGCCATGAGCGTATCCCGGTTTTGCGCCTCTTGCTGCGCCCGGGCGTCTCTTTCATGTTCGAGCGCAAACACAAACACGGCTTGCACGAGGTAATTATGGTACGGGAATACCGGGATATCGTTCGGCTCGTCGCTCGGCAACGGCTCCGGCGGCAAACGCTTGTAGCGCAAGAGCGCTTGCACGTTATGCCCGCTCGGGTCAGGGAAAAACGACGCCGTGGTATCGGAACGCGAGACGGCAAAGTAGAGCGGCGGCGAGCCGGCTTGCATGCCGGGGCCGGAGCGTGCCGCCAGATCCTCAGGCGAGAGCTCGAGCGCAAATGTGTTCGGCGTCGGGCTCCCGTCATTCGAGAGAATTTGCAACGCATGATCGTCGACCGTCGTCACGAAATCGGCGGGTAAGGCGACGGTGGACCCGGTAATCGTAAGCGACGCCGACACGTAGAGAAAGGGCCAATCGGCGAGCGTGTAGAGCTCGTACAAGTGTTGCGACAGAAAATCGGTGGCGTCGGCGTCGAGCGCGCGGTTGCCCGCGCGATTCAATGCCAGGTCACGGATTCTCTGGCGCGTGTATCGGCCCGGCGGAATCGTCGGCATGAGAGTTTTTCGTCTCGTCGCCGGGCGGCG